TCTTGAGAAGTTCCTGCACCCTGTCAAACGTGCTTTTGTCTACGATAGCTGGAACGCCTCCTTCCACGCGCACAACGTCTTTGTAGGCGTATATGCCGATGTACTTTTCATTTTTTAGCAGCTTTGTCAGGCTGTTTTTCGTATATAGCTGCTTCCGGGCGGTGCGAATCCCCTGCTCGTTTAGTTGACCCGTGATTTCCGAAATGGTCGCTCCTTCTGCGTACAGGTCGAAAATCTTTTTGACAATGGGCGCGGTCTGCGGGTCGATAACAAAATGTTTGTCACTGTCAAGCGTGTATCCCAACGGGACCGTTCCCCCGACGCACTGACACTTTTTTGCGCTTTCAAGCTGTCCGCGACGGATGTTTTGTGATAGCTGGATGGAATAGTATTCCGCCATACCCTCCAGTACGCTCTCCAGAATAACGGCTTCTGGTGAGTTTGGGAGACTTTCCGCAACGTACTCCACCCGTACCCCGTTTTTCTTGCAGGTGTGTTTGTTGAACGCGATTTCTTCACGGTTGCGACCGAAGCGGTCAACCTTCCAGACAATAACGACCTGAAATTGATGCTTTCCTGTGTCGGAAAGCATTTTTTGAAAAGCCTCCCGGTTATCGTTTCGACCTGTCATGGCACGGTCGATGTATTCGTGTACGACGGTATATCCTTGCGCTGCCGCGTACTCATGCCCTTTGGCGAGCTGTCCTTCTATGGACTGCTCTGTCTGTCCGTGGGAAGAGTAGCGGGCATAAATGACGGCGTTTGTCGTGGTATCCGGCTTTTGTGCGTTTAAGTTTACGGATACTCTCATTGTCTGCCCCTTTCTATTTCATTGCCAGAAGCACTTCCTGCTTTACCGCGGACGGCGTTTCTGATACTTGTCCCCGTCCAGCAGACCGCGGGCGTAGATCATAACTTTTTCGAGGTCCGCGCTGTCAAGCCCAGAAAGCATAGTGGTAACATCCTCTGGCAGAGACGGGCCTGTCTTTTGCGCTACTGTGTAATCCGTATCGTCATCAGTACGACCCAGCAGATAGTCAGCGGATGTTTGGAGCATAGTCGCTGCACTGCGCACGATTTCGACATTCGGCTTCGTACCCTTTTTCCAGTAAGATATGTTAGAGCGGGTTGTCCCCAACTTTTCAGCGGTACTTTGAGAGCACGGTTCGATGCCGCGTACACGGCACAGCGCCTCATAGCGTTCATAGAAAGTCATTTATAATTCCTCTGTCAGCAAAATATTTTTTGCCAGAACACTTGACAGGCTAAATTTCTTGCGCTATAATGCAAACGACAGCTAAAGAAATTTGGCTACGAAAAGGAAGCCCCCGCAAAAAGGAGCCTTTTCAGCGGTGACATCAGGTGTGGCAATTTGATTATACCGCAAGAGTTAAATTTTTTCAACTGTCCAGATAAAAAAATTTTTTGCAAAGGAGGTTTAGGGCTTGTTAGATAAGTGGATCGCCGACGTGGTGGGCAGGATGCACGCTGCCGAGATTACTGGTAAGCGGCTGGCTGCTGAGTGCGGCTATACGGAGAGCTATCTGTCTACCGTGCTTCACGGCAAAAAGGGTGACAGCGCGACGCAGAAAAAAATCATGGATGCTCTGGCTCGTCTGGAGCATGAAGCCGCTGATGACGATGGGCAGGACTGAGGTTCTGCTGCCCGCTGCTGATACGCGAGTGCTGTGCGCCACCCTGCTTGACGCTGTTCGGCGTTTCTACGAGAATCCTGAAAATCAGCAGCGGTTTGAAGCATGGTTGTCCGAGAAAAAGACTCAAGGAGGCAAATTGAAAGATGATTGAGATTAAAGTGACCGTTGAAATCCCCGGCATGACTGAGGCCATCAACAATCTTGCGCAGGCTATCGCCGAAAAGAAGCCTGTTGCTGTCGAAGCCGTGAAGCAGGAAGCTCCTGCCGTTCAGGCGTCCGCGCCTGTCGCGCCCGTGGCAGCCCCTGTGGCCCCCGTAGCACCCGTTCAGCCGCCTGTGCAGACTGCTCCCGCCCCTGCGCCTGTTGCGCCAGTAGTGGCCTCTGTGACCCCCACCGTGACCGCGGCATCCGCTCCCGCACAGCAGCAAGCGCCTACGGCGGCAAAGCGCATTACCTTGGATGACCTGTCCCTTGCTGGTGCGAAGCTGGTTGACGCCGGGAAGATGGACGCGCTCATCAACGCACTCCAGAACTTCGGCGTGGCCGCCATTACGCTACTCCGCGAAGACCAGTATGCGTCCTTCGCTGACTGCCTGCGCTCGCTGGG